AATACTGCAATGCTCATTAGTTACGCCTTCTGCATCTTGACGCCATCGATGACAGCGTTCTTGTCCATTCCCTCGAAGCCCGTCTTTTCCTTCTTCACATCCTTGGCCTTCTGCGTCGCCTCATCGTCCGAACGCGCCTCAAATACGGCTCTGTTCTTCAGTGGAGGAAATCCAACATAGGCGGCCTTCCACTCTGCCCAGAACTCAGCATCAACCGGCGTGGTCGTATACAGGCGGGGAGGCATGTATAAGCCTTCCTCCGACTTCGCCTCGTAGGTGCCCGCGAGCTTCACTTTGATGTCGCGGTTCTTGGGGTGCTGCAAGATGAGACCGTTCGGTAGACGGCAGCCAATTAATACCATTTCCTTAGCCATGAAACCCTTTCAAGGAGCGGCTCGAAGCCGCGCTGAGGCCGCACTATTGCGGCTCCTGTTTTAGCACTAAACGCCAATTAGACTTTGGATCAAGAACGGCCGGCTGATGATTGTGCCCCACGTTCCCGCAGAAGTTTTCTGCCGGAAACTCGACTCTTGCACAATGATCGGGTGAGCCCGCAACTTCTCGGTAAAGGCGGTGGTTGCCGTCCTTTGGCCCTTCATCTCATCGAGAATCAACTGCACGAACTCACCCGATGCGGTGTTGTACTCCGGTGCCGTCTCAAACCTGAGATTCGGGAAGTTCTCCTGAAGGTTCGACTTGACGGTTGCCTTGTAGACATTCGTGGTCTTGAGGTAGACCTGCGAGATCGGCGACATCACCAGCGTCATCGGAGAATCCATGTCCATATCCACAAACCCCTCTGCCTGAGATACGAGCTGCTTGTACAGCGCCAGGATGTCGTCGTAGATGTACACGGCTCCATTGAGCGCGTCGGTGGCCTTCTGTGCCCACGTCACCAAACCGGCTCCCTGCGAGAGAGGAGCGATCGGAGCGGACAACGACGGATCGTTGAGTAGGCCATAGTTCGCCAGCCCACTGATGCCGAAGAAGTAGCTCTTATTCTGGAACTTGTCCAGAACCGAGACGGAGGCGATGCGCTGGCGATTGGCCCAGTCGATGCGCGCGAGGCCCATCTTGTCGAGTTCGCGCTCTCCCCACTGGGTGATGACCTGGTAGGTGTAGGACTGGCGCTGAACCCAGTTCACGTTCGCGCCGGCAATGCCATCCATCGAATAGTCGCCGTAGGAGCTGACCATGCCGGTCGACTCGACAATCGGGAACATCGCCGTTTCGAGAGTCCAGTCGCCCTTCTTCGTCTCCTCACCGACAATCTTCGTCGCCTTGTTGGGAGCGACAAGGACTTCGATCACCTTCGGGTCAATGAAGGTAGAGAGAAACGCAGGGATGCCACTGCTCGACATGGTAATCAGCTCTGGCTGAGCATCCATTGCCAGCATCCCGCCGCGCTCTTTCTCGGTGCGCTGCAACTGGGCATCAACTCCCATGAAGTTGATGCCCCACTTCCGCGATACTGCTTCAAGATTACGGTCCATTGCTAATTCCCCTCATGCCGAGATTTGCTTACTACCACGTTGAGATTGCTACCAGATTGCCGACAGCGGCCGAAGTCTGCGCCACGAAGTTGGTCAGGATTCCGCCAACGACCGTCAAAGCGGTTGAGGCCGCATACGCCGTCGCCGGAACGTCCAGAGTGTAGACTCCGATTCCGCCAATGGCTCCGCTGACCTGCGAGGCTAGTGTTGCGCCTGCAGGTACTCCGGTACCAGTGATGGCGTCCCCGATGGCAAGCGTTCCCGTTACCGCCGACACATCCAACACAATGCCGAAGCTCGTAACCGTAGCCGCCGCAGCCGTTGTTGCCACGCTGGTGGTGTAGGTGCCAGCTCCGCCCGTCGCTCCACTGACCTGAGCGCCAATCGTGGTGCCAGTCGGCACGCCGGTGCCCGCGATGGTGTCCCCGATGGAGATCAGGCCAGTGACCGCGGTAACGACAAGGCTGGTGCCCGTGCCGGTTGCCGTGAACGTGGACCCGATTGCGCCGGTGCCAGTCGCGCCGGCCGGAGCCGAACCGATGAACAGTGCGCCATCCGCATACCGCGCATAGCAAGCCGAGCCGCGAACCGCGCTGCTTCCGCCAGCAATCAAGTCGAGGAAGTCGCCTGCGTTGAACAGTGTCACAGGGAAGCCCGGGGGGATGAGCATCCCTGCCGCCTGGAGGTACTGCGTCAGAAGCCCTTGCTGGTCGCGGTGAACGAAGCCAGTCGGAGCAACCGCTCCCGTGGCAAAGCTGTTCACAGTGAACCCGTCATTTGCCAGCCACGCGAACTGACCGATGGTGACGCCATTCGGACCCGCAACGAAGCCGCTTGCCTGATTGCCGTTGGCATCGAAGCCAGGGGTAATCTGCGTCGCCCTCGGATTGGCGCTGGCGAAGTCGCCCTCAACCCCCAAAGGGTTGTAGAGGTTGACCGCCGTCTGAAAACTACCGATGAGATTGCCTGCCATGTTGTTCTCCTTACATCACCTGAATTTGACGACCTGCGCCTGCGAACTTTTCCTCGACACTGACAGCATCGAAGGCCTGACGGACGGCGGGCTTGGAAGCCTGCTGCGCCAGATTGAAGAGCGCCCGAAGTGCTGGCGTCCCACTCACGTCCTTGTGATCGACCTTCATCTGGTCGAGTGCGAAGGTGTAGATCCCCTCCGCCGAATCCTGGGCGAGCACATCGCCAACCACGGAGCGGACGGCGGCGGCAGCGGCGGCGGCCTCACGAAGTTCCGCCTTGAACTCATCCATTGCGTGCTTCATGCTGTCCTCCGCCTTCTTCTTGTCTTCCTCGTCCTTGGCCTTCTTGTCCTTGGCCTCTTTCTTCTCGCGCTCGTCCTTGTCTTCCTTGGACTCAGGCTCGGCATCGCGGGCAGACTTGCAATCGCCACACATGCATCCCTTGGGATGCTCTTCGGCATCCTTCGCTTTCTTGTCAGCAGCCTTCTTATCAGCGGCCTCGCAGTCCTTGGCTTTCTTGTCCTTCGCGGCCTTTTCCTCGCGCTCTTTCTTCTCCTCCGCCGTCTCTTCCTCAGCTTCAGCGTCCTTGGCCGCATCCATCGCCGCGAACGTCTCCTTGGTGCGAAGCGCGGCATCCATCGCCAACAGCTTCGGTTCAAGGGCACGCAGATCGCACTGCTTGCGGGTAAGGCCAATCACCAAAGGCCGGAGAGCAGCGTCCGACGCCAGCTTAGGCGAGGCCGCACAGAGGATTGCGTAAAGCGCTTTGCCAAATTTCGTTTCCATGTTTATCTCCAGTTTGCTGTCCGCTGCCTTCACATCTGATCCGGCCCGGCCTGATTTCACCAATGCAACGTGATTGCCTTCAATATCGCGCATCACCCCGTCATAGCGTTGCCCTTCGTACATTCCGGGCGTCATGTCGGCGCGATAGCGATAAGAGGATGAAAGCTCTCGCACGGTGTCCGTCTCGATGCCTGCGATTGCTTCCTCGTCCCACACACATAAGTCTGCGATTAGATACGGAGCCAGAAACTCCACATCCGACCCGACCGTTCCCGCAATTTGCTCCTGCTTGGGATCTTCCGCGCTCACTGCTGTATGCACGAACATGAGCTGGTTCCGCGCAAAGGAGGGAGCGGCTTTCGCAAGCTCGCCAGGATCGCGGAGCATCTGGTAGATGCGCTCCGGCTCCAAGCCCAACTGCTCTGAATTTGGGATTTCCCGCCCGTAATAGGGGTTTACCGTCGCCTTGGAGATGGGCGTCCGCAGAATGTGAAGTCTGCCGTCTGCATCGTATCGCCGGTTCTTCAATGCTGAGTCGCACGCAATCTCCATAGCTCGTCTCCACATGAGCTTTTCACTATGTACAACTTATTGCAATGGTTTCGCTGGAATAGAAAGGCTTTATGCCTTATACTGATTGAGATATGGGCGCACTGAAATCCAAAGTCTGCGCGATGGGACATCACTTCAAACAAGGCGCGAAACGCCAGCGCTGCCCTATCTGCCAGAGTGCTTACTTGAGCAAATGGCGGGCGGCTCAGAAACCGAAGGGCAAAGGAGTAGTGAAATGATCATCATGGTGATATTCGGATTTTTCTTTCTAGTGGGTGCGGTGCTCTTGGCTGCACTCGTTATAGGCGTCATCGGCATCATGTACCGCGCCGGTCGCCACTTCAGGGAGTCGAACGCGGCTCGGCGGGCTCAGGGGCGCTGAGGTACTGAGATGATTCAGCTGGGGTAAACGGAAGAACGCTCCTGCCCACGCATCGGCAAGAAATAAGTTCACCAGGGAAGATCCACTTCTTTACATCCTCGTCCCACATCCCCTTTGCCACGTCGTACCGCTTGCCGTTCATGGCGACGTGTGTGGGCCGTGGCGTCTTCCCTGCATGGGAGTGAAGCCAGATCGATTCCTTAATTCCTAATTCGATCTGGCGAGCTCGCTGCACAACTGCTGAACCCTTGTTCGCCTGGTCCCTACTTATTAACACTGCCCGGTTCGATGCAACATGATACCGCTCACGAATCTCCGCTGCCATCGACTTCAAATCACGTCCGGCGGCGTAGTTGCGCATCACGATTCCCTCGACCTCCTGCAAATACTGTGCAGGTATCGACTTGATTAGTCCCACATTCTCCGCAAGGGAAGCCTCAAACGCGTCTCGCATGGCTGGCGTCAGGGTGAACTGAATCGACCACCCAGCCTCGCGGAGAGCTTGCCGCATGGCTGAGTCGGTGCCACGGAACAGGTTCTTGACGAACGTCTCTGCTACCTTTGGGGCCATGTCGTCGAACCGCGTCTGCCAGCGCTCGGATATCCTCTCAAACTCCAAACGCATCTGTTCGGACGGTGTGGAGTCGATAGCCAGCTCGGGCGGCGTAGCCTTGCGCTGGGCACCTAGCCAGAACTCGACACTACGGGCCATCTCATCGATCAGAAGGAGCATCTGCCGGCGATAGCGCGATGCCGTGCCTGCGTTGGCCCACACCGGCCTTGCTACCCTTGTTCTCGCGGTTCGCTCAACTGCAAGCTTGCTCATTGCCATTGGCATCCATTGTCCAGCGTCTTTGATTGAACAGTCAACATAACAGTGGTTGTTGCCACAATGCTTCCTGAGGTTGCCGTAACTAATACAGGGCATACTTCATTCTTGATAGGCTTTGCGACTGGAAGAGTAGCCGAAGTGCATCCGACCAGACCGCACAGAAGTAGAAGCGATAGACAGCAACCCCTCCGAAGAGGGATAGCCGTGCTCTGCCAATTTCTGCGACCTCCTTTCAGGTAGAGTATTTTACTCATTGGACGACAACCTCGCTGATTACATATCCGGCACCAGAAGTCGTAGTGGCTGCATACGTTGGAGAAAAGGTTCCCGATGAGGACACGCCCTTGCGGTAGGCGGTAGGCGTACCATTCGATAATGTTGGCTGGAGGAAGATTAGGCCCGAGTATAGATTCCCAGCAGAGTCGGTAAGCTGCGTGGATGTGACCGATACGGTCTGAGCGCTAGCAGCCACACCCAACAGCGCCACCAAAGCTAGTAGTCGCTTCATTGTTCCTCCTGCTTTCATGCCGTACCTCTTGCCAGCGATGCAGACTCCTCTTGCTGGTCAGGAGGCGCAATCTCTTTTTCAATATCAATGCCTTGGTACCCTGAATCTGGGTCACGTGCAAGCCGCTCACGCTCTTCTTGATGGTCAATCACGCCTCTGTCGATGTAATTTCCGGCCCGAATGCTGTCGTTGACGCGGATCGTCGACTCCTGCTCTTCCGTCATCTCGTATAGTGGGTTGAAGACAAACGTGATGTCGGGATCAATCTCGCCGTAGAGGTGGAGTTGCACGATCTTGAACATGGCGTCCACGAGCTTGCGATAGAAAGCCTCTTGCTGGGCATGGATGTAGTCGTACCAGACGCGAATCTCTCCCTCAGCCGTGTTGCCGAATCCTGAGGGTGTGACGCCGGTTAGCACGGTTGCAGGCTCACGGCTCACCACGCAAAGCTGCTCCAACGCCTGCGCCTGTAGCTCGTGCAACCCACCCAGGGGAACGGCAAGCTGAGTAAGCTCCTCGCGTTCCTTATCGAGCGCCATGACGCCCTTATTGCTGCGCGTGAGCGTAAAGAGCTTGATGCGAGAGAATAGGTCGGATCCATCATCTCCGCCCGTCAGCACCTGGTCCATCGCCGTCGAGAGCACAACAATAGAGAAGTTGTTGATCATGTCAGAAACACTCTGCCGGGTGCGCAGCCAGTTGTTGACGTAGGGCTCGGCAAGCTGCGAGAGGCTGATGCCGCTGAAGTTGAATCCCGGCTTGAATATGTCGGGAACCTCGCGTGTGGTCACAATCAGCAAACGCGTCGCGTCCCAATGCTGGCCCATTACCCACCAGCTCTGCGGCTTGTAGAAGTCATTGCGGGAGGGGTCAAGCGCGTTGTACATCAGTGGCGTTGTCCAGATGGGGTCAACGTTCTTGAATCCCTCCAGACTGCCCTTCTTGATCGTCTTCGAGCTGATTATGAGTGGAGTCTTCACGTCCGCGCCCGCGATGTTAACGAGGATCTGGCCCGTCCCGTAGAACGCATCATGCTCCGCTGCTTTGCGGATGATCTGCTGAATCCCCAGCTTCGTGAACTCCTGCTCAATCTCGGTGATCTTCTGCTTCGTACTGTCGCCGGCCGTGTCGGTGGAATTGAACGTGATCCACTGCCGGGTAAGCTCCATTGCCAGCGCGTTCGCCATGTTGCGGTACTCCGACCGCAGCGCCAGTAGCATGAGGTAAGGATAGCCTGGGAAGCCTTCAATGTTGTTGTAGGCGTAGAGTTGCGAGCCAAACTGAGGCCCAGCATCCATCGCCAGCTTTGCACACTCGTAGGCTGCAGAGTCCATCGCCACCTGCGGCTCTACGCCTTTGGGCACGACGCCAGCAGGGATGACGGGAGGTTGGATGTTGTAATGCGGGCGCGGTGCGTCCTCCATCGCCTTGTAGATGGCTGAGCGTATGCCCGATGAGGTTGCGACAGGCTTAGCTGGCGGTTCGACGGGGGCGGGTTTCGTCTTCCAGAACTTTAGCATAGGCGTCGGGGCTCCACCATGATTATGCACCAACACCGGGATCCATGTATCGATAATATTCCAGCAAGAACAGCGAAGCCAGCATCATGAACAGCCAGTCTCCGGTGTGGCTGTGGTGATACCAACATGCGCAGAGAAAGCACGCTATCGATGGAAGAACGTTGAATAATCGCCTCGTTTCGGCTCCTTCATTGCAGCGCATTTGGAATAAGCGGATTCCACAGCTTTGAGCAACTCCCGCGTCTCGTAAAGCATAAAGTGGAGGCGGTCGAAGTCATCTGAGCTTACATATTGAGGTTGAGGATGCGGCTGTCCCTTAGCTGAAAGTCTACCCTCCTGCCAATCAGTGTTATCCTCATCGCACTGCCAGAATCGCAACCTCTCTACATTCTCAGGGTCAAACCCTGCATAACCTTCGGGCACTTTCATTGTTTGCATCCTCTAAAATGATTTCCACCGAGGGCACCACATGACTTGCACGGCTTACCGGTGGGGTTGATGAGCCGCTCACGCTCTTCTTGATGGTCAATCACGCCTCTGTCGATGTAATATCCGGCCCGAATTGGGGAGACATATCCGGTCGTTGTCTCGCGCTCGATCCATGCGACGGTCTCTTTGCTGGCAAGTCTCCTCACGCAACCTGTAAGCGTCTCTATGGATTTTCGCATCTCTGGCTTCAGAAAAGGACGTGCTGGCGGTTTCGGCATTCTCGCCAGCCCACCGCTGTCATTCGGATCGCCCGCGGCAACCTTCGCGTTCCACTTCCGGCTGCGACACTTGCCGCTGGTGCAGTGCGTGTACACCACTCCCGGAGTCGGTATCCACTCATGGTTGCAGATGTCGCAGTGGTTTACTGTGCGCTGGACTTGGCTCATAGGGGGCTCTTTACGTCTTTACCATCAGCAGCCTCAACCGGAGCCTTGATAAGTAAGTCCACCTCATCCAGTGCGGTTGAAATATGCGCAAAATCGAGCGCATTGGTGGTGTCCTTTCCGTAGCGAACCACGCCATAAAGATGAGATTGAATGCTTCTAAGTACATCGATAGCTTTAATCGGCTCCATTACATAGCCTCCGCTTGGTTGTTCAACTCGTCTTGGCAATCTCCGCAAAAGAAAGGGATACAGGGAAGCTGGCATCGGCTTACAGGGCCATCGCAATACTTCGGCAAGCGGCAATACAAACAGACGTGGATATGGAACTTTTCGGTCGTCTCCAGCATCCACGGCAACGGGTCTTGGATGGATGCTTTGCGATAGCCTTTTGGTTTGCGAATGTCTAGGCTCATGCTGCCCCCATAAGTACCAACGCGGCGCGTACCTTCGCCAGCGCAACGCTGGTAGTTGTGCTTGGCCCTACACCGTTGCAGTTCGTTGAAAGCATCGCGCTACGGCTAAGAATCGCTTCGGCGTGCTCCAGGGCTTCGCGAGTCTGACTTACGCAGCCCTGATAATCGTGAAGGTTTTCGGGACGGTTGGCGAAGACGCGATCAATGCGTCCTTCGGACTCTTTGCGGTCTAGTTCATCGTAAAATGCGCTCATCTTCTATTCTCCCGCCAAACACAAAAGGTGAAACTTCATATTGGGAAACCCGGTCTTGAACCCAGCCATGAAAAAATCATCTGTTATGTGTTGGAGTATGCCGAATCGCCCCCGTCTTGCTCCCAAGCGTTGCGGCGAGTGCTGAACACTTCCACGACCCACATTGGCTTGCGGACTTCGATGTCGATTGCATTTACAGTCATTGGTGTTGCCTCCATGTGTTCAATATACACACCATCGTACACGGACGCAACATAAATCGTATCAATCACGCACGCAGCGCAGCGTCAAGCACGCCCTGCGAGATTCTGAGCGAACTGCCCACCGGCCCCGCATACGCCATGATGAACGCGTCCGCGAGGTTTGGTGATGGCACAGCCCCACCTACCCGCGTTGACTTCGCCATATCCTCTTTGCTCTCAACCTTTACGCGCCCGTTGCGGTCAAAGTCTCGCTTTGGGGTTGATAGCTCAGTCTTTAGCTTCTCCAGGTGCGGCATGTCGCTGGAGATGCTGATCATGTCCTCTTCAGCGAACTTCTCGCCGCGGTTGATGGCGTTGTATGTGTTGCGGAACCTATCGCCTATCTCCCACCATTTCTGCGACTTGAGGTTGCTGAAGTAGTCTTTGTTCTTGATGCGGTCCTGGCGGTCGCTCACGTAATAGTCTTCAGGGCGCTCCACCGCGCCGCCCGCGTTGAACTTGGCATACGTCAACCGCAGATGCTTGTCCCGCACCTGGTTAAGCTCGTCGAACTTGGCACCCGCCGATGCTCCGACCCCAATGCAATCATAGCGAATGCCAGCCGTGCGCTCCAGCGCCGCGTGGTAGGTTCTCATGCAGGACTTCAGCAGTTCATCCTCGCGGGCCCGCCATTCGTCCGACCACAGTGCCACCGAGCCATGAGCGTAGATGTTTGCGCAGGCGTCCTCACCATCGTCTGCCACGTCAAACCCAATTGTTTTCTTACCCTTGGCCTCAAACCCGAGCTTGAGATGCGCGTCAATGGCTGCCTCAATCCAGCTACGCTTGATGACGGTTCCCTCGGTGTCCTCGCGCGGTTCGCCTAGGTAGATATGCCTGTAATCTTCCTCTGACTCTGCTCTCGTGCGCTCGATCACCTGAAGCATCGTATTGCTGAGGAATGGGTTCTCGTCGTAGTTGATCTTGCGGGTCAGATATCCAGCGGGCGGATTCACAACAAACCGCTGATAAGCAAAGTCCGTGGCAAACTTCGGATTGAATATGATCCAAATCTGCGAGCCCTCTTTGCGGATCGTCGGCTCGATGATCTCCAGCTGATCTTTCGTTAGAAACTGAGCCTCTTCAATCCAGCACACGTCCACATCCTCAAGTCCTTTTATCTCCTGAAGATTGCGGGCCAACCCGTAGAAGACAAAGGTGCTTCCCGTCTTGTAGTGCTCAATCGATCGGTCGGTTATGCGGAACTCGGAAGACAGTCCAAAGCGCTCAATCTGTATCTTGAGCAGCGTGTACACTGACTCTTCGATTTTGTTCTGGAATTGCCGGCAGCAGAGGAAGCGACACCGCACGGTTGACGCCAGCACGATAGCGAATCCCGCTGCATCCCAGGACTTGCTACTGCTTCTGCCACCGAATAACACACGGCCCCGCGCTGGCGTCTCCCAAAAAGCCCGAAGGCATGGATTCAGTGTTGGCGTGTACTCTGCCGTGTACATTACTTCTCCGGCTTGGGAATGGACGCGTAGAAGTCGCTAAGCGTGCGCACGGTAACAGGGTTATCGGGATCGCCGCCCAATGTAACCGATTGCGCCGCCTTGCCCTCAATTCTGTCTGCTAACTCACTCGCTGCGTTCACCTTACCCTTGATCGCTTCCTTGAGCATCGCCAGCGCAATCAACTCCGCGCCAGTCCTGCCTTGAGGATCGCCGGGGAACGGCTTGTCCAGCAACGCGCGGTAAGCCTCGGTGATGAGCTTCGTCTTTGGCCTGCCTCCGGGGTTGCCTGATTCTCCCGGCTTCCACGGGATCAGCCCCCGCATTCTGTTTTCTACAGTGTTTTGAGCGTCCTCGGGTTGTATTTCTTTGTCCATTACGCTACCAGCTCAGCTTTCTTTCCCGTGGCGTTCTCCCAGCGGGTTACGATCACCGACATGGTTCCTTGCTTTG